AGTTCTCAGAAAGATTATTTACGCAGTCGAAACCGGCGGACAGGTTTATGGACAGCAGGATTATTCGGACTTCACAGAAGCTTATGAGAACAATTCGGATGAACACGCAATCACAATCGGAGCAGGAGCGTGGTACGGAACCGAAGCTAAAACGCTTCTGGAACGAATTTACGATGCCGACCCGAAACAGTTCCAGAAGATAGACAAGGTCAGACTTCTGGAACAAGTCCAGACCGCAAATTGGGAATGTTTTAATATTTCCAGAGTATCACAGCTTGCTAATACCATAATTGCCCTTATTTCGTCCAAAATTGGCGTTAAATGCCAAGATAGCCTTATGGATGAACAATTAGCCACCTATGCAGAAGAAGCCCTTAAAATGGGTGTCACGGACGCTAGAGGGCAAGCTATGTGCGTGAACTTTAGACACCAAGGTGGACAGGGAGCAGTAACGAGGATTCTGGCAAAGACTAAGAAACCATATACGCTCGATAACCTGTATGCAGCCTGCCAGACCGATACAGGGAACCAGGTCGGGGCATATAAGAGCCGCCAGAGATTTGTTTATAACGCGTTAAAAAAATATTTCCCAGAGGAGGGGCAAGATAATATGAGCAAGACAGAAAAAGCAACAAAACAAATGGAATCATGGGCACAGGACAGCTCTCATGGGTACGATCAGGATTATCGCTGGGGAGAAAAAGGAGATTTTGACTGTTCTTCAGCGGTGATTCAGGCGTGGCAGAACGTCGGAGTTCCGGTCAAAACAAAAGGAGCCACCTATACTGGTGATATGAAAGCTGTATTTCTTTTATGCGGGTTTAAAGACGTGACCAGCAAAGTTAATCGTTCAACTGGTTCTGGACTTTTAAGAGGAGATGTGCTACTTAATGAGACACACCATGTCGCAATGTACTGTGGAAATGGAAAAGAAGTAGAAGCTAGTATCAACGAGAAAGGTACTGCTCATGGCGGACAGCCGGGAGACCAGACAGGAAAAGAGTTCCTGATTAGAAGCTACAGAAATTACCCGTGGGATTGCGTTTTGCGATATTCCGAAAGCAGCGCAGCAGACAATGCAGTTGTCAAAAAACAGAACACCAGAGCCTACATTGCACAGATTAAAAAAGACACAAAATGTTATGTGGAATCAAACAAAAACAGCCCATCTAAACTGTTTCCGAAGCTGAAAAAAGGCGCAGTTGTAGAGGTGATGAAGTACACAGAAACAGACGATTCCGGGCTGAAATGGTACTTCATTCGCATCCCTTATCCGAATGACGACGGGTTCGTTTTTGAATTTATTCCAAAAGGAACATTCACCAGAATTACAAAAATGGCCAAATGACACTTGTAGCATATCGTGTAGAGTGCTATAATAAATACGTTCCATACATTATTCACCTTTAGCATACAAAAACCGCCAGATCGTTAATCCCCTGTGGGTCTGGCGGTTTTGCTTATCTCATTATGTAATTTTCATATTTTTCTTTGATTTCCTTTGCTCCATTTTGCCTTATTCGAACAACGTCCCCGGAATCCATGACGAAATTATCACCCGCTGACTGAATGTGATCCATGTTCACCAGATAGCTCTGATGGCAGCGCAAGAATCGCTTATCAGACAGCTTTTCTTCCAGATCGTTCAGCTTGCAAGTGGTCACGAAACATCGGTTATTTGTAGCGAAAATGTGGCAGACTCTCGCCTGACTCTCGACGTACTCGATTTCATCGTATTTGAGCCGGTTAATCTGTCCGCGGAATTTGAACGTCAATGTTTCATCCTTCATCTGTGACAGAATCTCGTCAATAGCCCGGTATATTCTGCCGTATTCCTTGCCCTTGACTACATACTGCATAGCGCCGACATCGAATGCCTCTTGTAGATGAGAATCGTCGGCTGTCCAGAATATAATCTTTCCATCATATCCAATATCCCGGAGCTGGTTTGCAATTTCCAGACCGTTCTCCTTTTCCAGAACCATATCCAGTACAATTACATCGTACCATTTACCCTCTTTCACATCTTCAACAAGCGGATAGCCCGCCGAATATTCGCTAATTTCATACCGGTAATCTCCTTTGCGCCGCAAGAATCCCGATATGTGCTCTTTGAACAAGTCAACTTCAAGCTGATTATCGTCACATATGGCTATTCTCATATGCGCGCCCTCCTTTCGTAGTCTCAATTTTGTCAAAATACGCAATGATTTTGACAGTACACACATTTTTCTTCCTGTTTGTGGTATTATTGTCCCACAAACAAAGTGTAGCACTTAAAATTGTTAGTGTAAAGCATTAAAGTTTGACAAAATTCGCAAAATATGGTTTCTGTGTCCGAAAGGATGTGTGGATAAAGAAACTGCCTGTAAGAACGACAGGCAAAGAGAAAGAGGGGCAACCGCCCCTCTTGTTTATTTCGCTAAATACAAAACTGAAACAGTATCTATTTTTACGCACATTCCATTCTCTAACGGTAGATTACCAATTTCACTGGAATATAAAGAATTAATGCTTTCTAAGTCAGAACCAAGACTTTCTTTATATTTTTTTGAAGCGACATGGTATTCTTCTGAATGTTCGTAATCATCATTCTTATAATCATCGTAGCTGTCATATACGCTGATAATTCCTGCTCCGTCGGTTATTGAAAAGGTGTACTTTCCGGCAGGAATATCTTCGCCAATAATATAAACACCTGGATTTAGCCTGCCGACATCATCAAGAGAATCGCTTGATTTAGAATCAGATTCGCTGCTTTCCTGAATATCTTCCAAAACACCTTTTTTTAATATTTGACCATCGGAAATTCTGTCTTCATAGATGGCAGTACCCCATGCAGCCCATGAACGAGAATCATTTGTTAAATCGTTAATGGACGTGGCAATAACTCCGTTATATCCGACTTTTAAGGCATCCTCAATCACATAATCATAATCGTACCAATTCTGACTAGGAAAACTATTGAGTATGTTCGAGACGTTATCGCAAAAAGTGCTGGTATCTCCATTGCCCTCGTTTTCGTTTTGAACAACCATTAAGTGTAAAACCTTAGAAGTTTCATCCAAGACGCATTCAGAAGCTTCGACGTGCCCGCCATTGCCATTGATCGGAGCAAATGCGGCGTTTACATCATCTATACTGCCTGCACTCACACTGACAGGAAAGGCGCTCAAAGTAACAGCACAAGTTAAAAGTAAACAAATTATATTTTTCATAGCAACCTCTTTTCTAAGAAATAAAACTCATATACTGTGTGGTAATAAAAATCACCTCAATGATTCCTACTATAACACCAAACCATGCCCCTAAATGCCTGTATTCTTTTTTCTTTGTACCAATATCAACAAGTCCTACGATTGCCCCTGCCAGAGCTAACGGAAACGACAAGATGATTGGCAACGGAAGAATGAACGCTACGCCTGCCAGAATGCAAGAAATCACACTTAGGGTAGAATCCTTTTTCTTTTCTCTATTGCCCATACTATTTCCCTCCCTTGTAAAAGTTTTACAATATTATACCACCTCATACAAAGTGTGCATAGTAAAATATCAAAAAAGTAGATTATTTTTGCAGAAAAACTCCATGATTTTGCACTTACCAGAAAAACTACACAAATTCGTGCTATAATGTGTGATATATTTTTAGAAAGAGTTGGTAATAATGGAGAAGAATAACAAATATAGGATAGTCGTACTCATCCTGATATTATGCGAAATATTCTGTGCGGTGCATATACCGTCACATGATATGGCAGAGTACCACCGCAGAGATGCGCAGATCACAAAAGAAGATGCGAAACAAATTTGGCCCGTCCAGATGCAGGAGCTGAGCGAAATCAAGGAAGTTTGCAATGTCGCATGTTATATTCGCGAAAGCACAAGTTTCTTCGAGATTGCGAAGTTTTCCTACGAAATAGCAAAAGTCCATGTGTATATTTGGCAGTTGCCACGGGGAAATATCGGTGGTATAATGATTAAAACGAACTGATGTTCGGTTCTATTTCCCACAAGCCGGACATATACTGTTATCAGGAGACCACTGATCGGAGGTATGCTTTATGGATTATAAGAAGGAAATTATTGAGATGATACAGAAGATAGATAGCGAAAAATTTATGAAATTCTTATACAATATGATTATTTCGTTCAAGAGCCAATGGGGATATTAGAAAAAGCAGGGAATTAATCCCTGCCTTTTTTGTGAAGAAATTCAATCATGTCGAAAACGCTTTTCTTATCAGATTCGCTTAATTCAATTAGTAACTTAACATGTTCAACGACATTTGAATTTGACATCAATTTTGGAATAAAATCTGTGTCTGTTTCTAAATTATTTTCCCAACCCATTAGATAAGCCGGAGTAGTACGAAGTGCTTTGGCTAATACATTCATATATTCGGCAGGAACTTTATCAATATCGCCTTTTTCATATCTGAATATAGTAGACCTTGACACTCCCAATTTTTCTGCCAACTCATCAGCGCTCATATTAAGTTGTTTTCTTCTTTCTTTTATTCGTTCGCCAGTTTCCGACATTTTTCACACCTCCTTTCTGAATACATAATAACACTAATGATGCAAAAATGCAACAAAAATAATTGCAAAAATGCGATTTTATATGTTGACACATGCGACACTTTGGTGTAATATATAATCACAAAGTTGCATTAATGCTACTGGAAAGGAGGAACGCGAATGGTTGTTAATATAGCTAGACTTAAAGGAAAAATCGTTGAACGTGGAAACACTCAGGAAGCTGTTGCAAATGCAATTGGAATGGACAGAAGCACATTCTACAGAAAACTAAAAGATGGCGGAGAGAAATTTACAATCGGAGAAATCCACGGAATCGTAAATGCAGTTCCTTTAAGCAAGGAGGAAGCTATAGATATTTTTTTTACATCATAGTCGCAATAATGCGACTTAAATATATTACACGAAAGGAGATAAATGAACAGCTTACAAATTTTTAACTCAGAAGAGTTCGGAGAAATCCGAACAATAGAAATTGACGGGAAACCGTATTTTGTTGGAACAGATGTTGCGAAAGCACTTGGATACAGCAATCCGAGAAAAGCCATTCTTGACCATTGCAAGGGAGTAACGAAACGTGACACCCCTACATCTAGTGGCGTTCAGTCAATGTCATACATAAATGAGGGAGATTTGTACCGCCTGATTATGAAATCAAAACTTCCGTCAGCGGAGAAATTCGAGTCATGGGTTATGGACGAAGTTCTCCCGGCAATCCGCAAGACGGGTTCATACCAGAAACCGATGACCTTGGAAGAACAACTTCAAATCGTCGCAAAAGGAACGCTCGAAGTAAAGGAAGAAATCCGAAAGGTCAACGAAGATTTACAGGAATTCAAAAAAGATATGCCACTTCTGGCACTGGAATGTCAGAAAATCACAAAGGCGAAGAATCAGAAAGTTGTCCCGCTGCTGGGCGGCAAGGACTCTCCGGCATACAAGGATAATTCCATCCGCCAGCAGGTTTACAGCGACATTGATGCGCAGCTTCGAAGAGAATTTGGCGTGAACACTTACAAAGCAATCAAGAGAAACCAGTGCGATCTGGCGGTGAAAATCATCAATGAATATGAATTGCCAATGTATCTGAAAGACCAGATTGACAGTTCTAATGCGCAGATAAGCTTTGGTATGAACTGACAGGAGGATGCAAGTTGAAAGGAAAAACAATCATCAAATTCAAAAATGGAGGCAGGTTAGAACTTCCAGAAGGAATGTATAACATTCTGGATTTCGCCAACAGTGGTTTTTCAGAATGCTGTTGGAAAGACGGAACAGCCAGTAAAAAAGTGACGTTCCGCTGGGAAGATGTGCTCTATGTCAAAACTACAACACAGAGCACACAGGAAAATTTCTAAAAATTATTCGTTTCTGGAAGAATAGTTTTCACTATTTAATCCGCCATGATGTTCAAGAATCTCAAGAAAATTTCTACGATATTCGAAGTATTTCTGGCAGATGTGCTCGTCATCGTAGAAAAATTTTGAGGATTGAACACTAATTTTAGCAACAGCTAAATCATGAGCAATTTGTAACTTATCCATAAAAACACCTCCTTTCATAAGGAGAGTATATCACATAAAAAATCGGAGGGACATAAAAACGGTAAAAGCATTAATCCTGTCAGTCCTGATCGGCGGTATGTCGCCGTACCTGCCGTTCTGGAGATTTGACAGCGCATCACAGCCGGTTGCAGTAGCAATCGTAATATCTATCTTATCATTCGTGGTTATTTACCCGGATGAAGCAAAGAAAATAGGAGGAAAAGAAAGATGATTAATACATAAGTGGGAAAAATCACACTCGAAGGCAGTAAAGCAGAATTAATATCTGACTTATCTGTTATCGTTCGGGGAATCAAAGAATCTATTATGGAAGACGATAAAGTAACAGAGGAATCTGTGAAGCAGGAGATTGACGAAGCAGTCAAAATCGGATTGATGAACAAAGAAGAGTTTGAGACTGTTCGAAAAGAAAAAATCAAGGAAATTGCAAAAACATTGTTTGGTGAATTGTTTGGAGGGCTTTTCGATGAAGATAAATGAATTTGACAAGACCGTAGATGAACTGTACCAGTTATGCAGACGGGTTCAGAAAGAAACCGGCAGAACAGTATCGTTCCACTTTTCAAATTATAAGGTTGGATGCAGCTTACACATCAATATATATAGAAGTGATTCTCCTAGAGAGTTTGATATGTATAGCATTGCAGAGGGCGGTTATCAACAGGAAGAGAATGTGAAGAAAGTAACTGACCATCTAAACCGAATTTTGATGGACAACAAATGTCCGTATTGTGAGGAGGATTGTGATGGAGAAAGAAAATAAGATGGATTTCAGAGCAGAGACCGTAGCCGAGGAATACGCCGAATTAGTTGGCAGACTAAAGGCGTTCAAAGCATACCTCGATTCTAGCGAGAGCGTAATCATTGACAAGAAAATTTGTATCGCCATGTTAGGCCTCGACTCAGATTAAAAGTTGGCTCCATGGGTACAGCGAATACCACATGGAGCCACGTATCTAACTTAATTGGGTAAGTTAAATACAGGGTAAGTATAACACACCTTCCTGTATTTATCAAATAAATAATTAGGAGGGCATTTTTTATGTCAAAAACACACATCCAGAACGCAGAAACATCAACACTTGCAAGCGAGATCATTTCCGACCTTGAGAAAGAAAGAAAGAAACTTAAAGTCGAAAACAAGAATCTCAGAGAAACAGTAGTAACACTCGGCTTAATGCTGACAAAAATTTTGAAAGAGGGCGATTCGGAAAATGAAAATGCGTAGCGAAAACCAGGTTCTTTTGTCCGGAGATATTCCGCAGGGATTTATCCAGACACATGAAAACCATAATGGCAGGAAGATGTATACCGGAGAAATGCACATTTTCCGAGACAACTGTATTTACGACGTTATTCCTGTAATTACCACAGAAGAAATGGTGAAAAGAGGAACTGATTTTACCGTTTCCGTGTATGGAGAAATGAGAAGCCGGAAGGACCATAAACTTACAGTAGATTATGTCACGGCGTTGGGAATAGATTATCTTGACAGACCGGAAGAAAAGGATGCAAACGAAGTATACCTGATCGGAGATGTGATTAATATTATCCCGCTGAAAGTAGTAAAAGAAGAGGGAGAAGAAAAAGTAAACTGGATTCTCGCCAGAGTCCTGTTAAGCGTTAAGAGAGCTAAGAGACGTAACGGGCACCAGAAATCAGACTGTATTTCATGCCTTGTCTGGAATGAGAATGCTGAGACCGTTAGAAACCTTGAGAAAGGGCAGAAGTTAAAGGTATTCGGAAGATTCCAGAGCCGAGAAAGATGGTGTTCAGAGAAACAGGAGAGAATCACGGAACTGGATGTATCGGTAAAGAGATTGGAGATTTTGTAATATGAAAAAAATCGAAGTAAGAGAGATTAGATTGACCGACTTTAAAGGTCAGTCGGAAAAGAAAATAGAGTTTGGACACAGAACAGTCGTTTCCGGGAAAAACGGATGCGGGAAAACCACACTGGCAGACGCTCATATGTGGGAGTTTTGCGACAAGGATTACGGTTTAAAGAGCAACCCGGATATCAGACCTGATGATGGTAGAGAATGTCTACCAAGAGTCGATATTGACCTTGTAATTGATGGAAAGCCAGTAAGCGTAGCAAAGTTCCAGAAGCGCACAGAAAGTAAACCAAAGGACGGGAAACCGGGCAAGGTTGCATTATCCAACAAATACGAAATCAACGGCGTTCCGAAAGCTGAAAGAGATTTTAAAGCCGATTTGAAAGAACGAGGGTTTGACTTTGATAATTTTCTTATGCTGTCGCATATGGAAATCTTCACAGACTTGAAAGATGCAGATGCCAGAAAGATTCTGTTTTCCATGTCAGATGGTGCCGGAAAATCAGATTTAGAGATTGCCAAGACGGTTCCAGACTGTGCCGAACTGATACCGCTTCTGGAAACCTACAAGGCAGATGAAATTAAAGCCATGAACAGTGCAACGCTGAAAAAGGCAGAGGAACAGTTGAAAGCCATTCCAAACCAGATCATAGGTATGGAACAGGCAAAAGTTGACGCTGATGTTGCAGAACTGGAATTACAGAAAAATGCATTACAGGAACAGATTTCTGACCTTGAAAATCAGATTGCACAGGCGGGAAACGAGCGTATTAAAAAGCTCAGAGAGGAACTTTCAGGATTAGGCGTTCGGAAATATTCTTTCGAGTCAAAAGCATATGAAGAAGTCTCAACGAAAAAAACTGCAATTCAAATTAAAATCAATGAGTTGGAGTCAGAAAGAAATCTGAAAACAGCCGAATTAAACAGAAAGACTTCTGCTTTGGAGAGTTTGAGGTCGCAGAAGAAAGAGCTGCTTGAAAAGTTACAGAACGCCAGAACGCAATATCCCAAAATCAAGGATGCAGAATGGGACAACACTGTTCTGGAAAATATTGAATCTGAGACATTCAAGGATACAGAGACCATTTGCCCGACTTGCGGTCAGAATCTTCCACCTGAGCAGATTGAACAGTTAAAGAGCAGATTCGAGCAGAAGAAGCAGGAAAGAATCAATCAGCAGTTAAAAGCCAATGAAGAATGGGAACAGGACAAGAAACGCAAACTTGATGAAGTTATTCAGACTGGTAATAAAGCGTCTGCCGGAATGAAAGAAGCACATAAACAGGAAGAAATTCTCACATCTGAGATTTCCAAGTTGACAGATGAATTAGAGCAGATCATAGCTTCTTTGAATGTAGAAAACAAGAATATGGAATCTATACCAGAAAAACCAGACTTTTCAGAAAATGCTGAATATCAGCAGATTCTTACAACAATCAAAGAGAAAGAGCAGGAACTTAATTCTCTGGACGATGGCGAAGAAGCAAATAAGCAGCTTTCAGAGCAGTTATACGGTAAGAAGCAGGAACTGGCAGCAGTTAATCAAAAAATCGGAGAAGCAAACAACAACGTCCGAATTGACGAACAGATCGAGAAGCTTCAGGAAAGCCAGAAACAGTACGCACAGAGCAAGGCTGACGCACAGATGATTCTGGATGAACTGAAATCCCTGAGCATGGCGAAGAATACAGCCCTTGAAGATGCAGTAAACCAGTATTTTAGCGGAGTTAAAGTGAAACTGTTCGATACACAGAAGAACGGCGAAGTCGTAGATGCTTGCATCTGGCACGTGCAGGACAAGGACGGTAACTGGAAGAAACTGATTGGGAACGCCAATACAGCCCTGATGATGAAAGGAAAAATTGCCATCATGGACGGTTTGCAGAAGTTTTATGGCGTGAGTTATCCGATATTTGTAGACTGTGCAGCAGAACTGGACAACAGCAGTCTGGCGGGTATTAAGGCAGATGCACAGTTGATATTCTTGAAAGTTGCTGAGGGGGATATGACAGTAACGGAAGTTTAATAATTATCAGAAAAGGAGAATAAAAATGGCAGAAACTTATGACATTTCAAAAGCAACAAAAGCACAGGAAAAATATTGCATGGAAAAAGGTTATCCGCATTTTGCACCGCGTAGTGGAAAATGCTTTGATTGTGGGCAGAATATTTATTCCGAAAAAGGACGAACAAGAAGTGGAAAAGAATGGAATGGAATTTCTGTTGAGAGAGCATCAAAGGAATTAATTACAGGATGCCCGTTTTGCAATAGAACTTATTGCGATTAATAGAAAAGGAGAATTGTTATGGCAAATAAAACACAGTTAGCAACAGCAGGAGAACAGCAGGCAGCAGTCGTAATCAATAATTCATTCATTGATGGTCTGACTAAACAGCTCGAAGAAAAATGCAAATATGGTCTTTCTTTTCCAAAAGACTATAATCTCAGCAATGCACTTATGGGAGCATATCTGATTTTGAAAGAAACAAAAGATAGAAACAACAAACCAGTTTTGGAATCTTGCACATCTACTAGCATCGCAAACAGTCTTATGAATATGGCAACCCTTGGCTTGTCAGTTCAGAAAAAACAGGGCTATTTCATTAGTTATGGCAATCAGTGTCAGTTCCAGAGGTCTTACTTCGGAAATATCACAATCGCCAGAAGATATGGAATGAAAGATATCCATGCCGAGATCATCTACGATGGTGATAAGTTCAAATATCATATCGAAGATGGAAACAAGGTTCTGGATTCTCATGAACAGGATTTTATGAACATTGACAACGATAAGATTCTTGGGGCATATGCAGTAGTGCTGATGGAAGATGGAACAAAGCATTTGGAAGTAATGAACATGAAACAGATCAAGCAGGCTTGGTCACAGGGCTATGGTTACAAGGAAAACGGCAATGGAACGCATCAGAAATTTACTGACCAGATGGCAAAGAAAACAGTTATCAATCGTGCATTAAAGCAGATTATCAATAGCCATGGTGATGTTTTCATTCAGGAAGTCGAGGAAGCTACAGAAGAAATCCCAAAACAGGACATCATCGAACATGAAGTTGCTTATGAAATCGAGCAGAACGCCAACGCAGAAGAATTTATCCCAGACGAGCCAGCGGCAATCGAAGAACAGCCCAAACAGCCAACAGTCGCAGAAGTCGTAAAGACCGCCGAGAAAGAACCAGTTTCGGCAGCAGGACAGGAGCCGAGCATTCCAGATTTTATGAAGCAGGAGGAAATGTAGAAGGGAAGCTACATTAATATGGTAGGAACATTAGCAGAAGCGTTCAAAAATATGGAGAATGGTCTTTATGACTACACGGAGGATGGAAAATGTGTAGGGTGCGGTGCTTGCTGTTCCACCCTGCTCCCAGTTTCCGGTAAAGAGATAAAAGAAATCAGACGGTACATCAAAAAGAATCATATAAAGGAACAGCAACACAATTATACAGTCAAGAATCTTGGGCTTGACCTGACCTGTCCGTTTTTGAATGACTCAAAAAGGAATAATAAATGTGAGATTTATCCGGTCAGACCGGAGATATGCAGAAGCTTCATGTGTAATGACCCACACGGAGCGAGGCAGAATAAGAAGTTATTGCACAAGAAATACGAACCGGTTGACATGAGAGAATTATTCTTCGGAGATGATCGAGCATGATGTACTTCGACTGCATCAATTTTGATCGGTGCGACTCAGGAAAGTTCGGTAAATATATGGCTTGTATCGGGCGGTGTGAGAACTGCCCGTACTATGAGTCAGTAAAAGACTATTTCGAGAAACGGGGTGAGAACTATGAGGATTATATCCCAGAATGGAGAAATCAATCTTCCGTATGAAATGACAGCATTGATTGTTTCGGAAAATTACATACAGGCGGTATTTGCCGTAGGAATACAGCAGAGTCCATATGTGATGGCAAGCTATTCATCAAAGAAGAGTTGCGTAGATGTAATGTCAATGCTGAATGATGCAAGCCTTGGAATACATGCTAAAAGCCTTGTGGGAGATGTTACTAAAATTGGAATGAATGAAGTTATATTTAGATTTCCAGAGGATTACGAGGTATAAAAAATGAGCTATAGCAGTTTATATGGAATTGATAAGGATTACAAAGGAAAGGTTATTAAAGAGTTCAAAAATTTATGGCTGTTCGCACCTGCTATATGGGATGTTTTGACAGAAAAATATATTCCACCACGCAAATTGATAAGCCATGGATTTAAGAGAAATATCATTTTTGATGCTTCTCTTTGGCACGAAATAAGAAATGAAATCAATAATTGCGACAATACAGCAGACAGGATTTGCTGGGAAATTTCTGTCGGGCATGTTTTCTTCACAAAAGATAAGAGCTGTGTGGCAAATGCAATAAGAGACTTTGTTAAGCAAAACAATAATTATTGCAGAGACATCGAGGATAATGTCACGGTGTTGGAAAGAGAGCACATCATTGAAAGATTCGAAGAGATTGCTAGCGCAATAGAGTTATTGGCGGAAGATACACCGTATTTTGTAATGAAGAATACTTCTTTTGACGATAGCGTAGAAAGATGGTTCAGAAAATACGATGATAAGAAACATGAATATGTAGAATCTAGCCTTAGTCAGGTTCATGAACCTGTTACAGAATTTGTCGTGATCGAAGATGGGAAAATTGTGAATTTCATAAGCAATTTGGACTTTAAATATTAAAAGTGAGGTGACGAAATGTTCGTGCGAGTAATCAATACAGGCAGTCAGCCGGGAAACTGCTATGCGCTTAAATCCGAATCCGGCGAAATCTTGCTTTTGGATTGTGGATGCAAGTATTCAGAGATTTTAAAAGGAATCTCTTACAGAATATCGGATGTTTCTGGCTGTCTGCTGACCCATGGACATGGGGATCACCTGAAATCGTTCCAGAATCTTATGCAGTCCGGTATTCAGATTTATACTAATGACGAGACAGTTGAGAGTGTAAACGCAATCTCTGGTGAGCTGATGATCGGATTGCCAGAAAAGAAGCCAAAGGACATAGGTTCGTTCCGGATAACACCGTTCTACGTCCCACACGACAAGACACAAAACTTCGCGTACCTGATATTTCATGAAGAATGTGGACGACTGATATATGCGACAGACTTCTCATATTTGCCGTTCACATTCAAGAACATGAGAATAAATCACTTCCTTATAGAATGCAATCATCTGGACGAATCACCGGAACAGGATTCGTTTAAGTTTGAACACTCCGTCCGGGGGCACAGCAGCTTATCTACTGTAAAAGAGATTATCCGAGTGAACAAGACCGCTTCGCTCAGAACCATAACGCTATGTCACCTGTCAGAGGGATGGGGGAATCCGGAAGTGATGAAAAAGGAGATACAGTGCGTTGCCGGGGATGATATTCTGGTGCAGATCGCAAGACCGGGACTGGATGTTGATTTGAATTTATGCCCGTTTTGAAAGGAGAAAAAATGGAAATTGATAAATCAAAATTAAAGTTGGGAATTTGGTATGAGGATGAAAACGGAAATTTAATTAAGCCAGAAGATGATTTGGCATGTGAAGCACCAGAAGGAGCGAGAACGTATCATTCCTGTTTTCCGTTACAAATAACAGAACACGTTTATGTAGTGCATGGCAAAGCTGAGAAAGAAGCGTGCAAACACAAAAGAAAATATTGGAAAAAGGATACAGGTCTGATAAAGGGATTAAAAGGCCATATATGCACTAATTGTGGGTGTAGCCAAACAAGAAAGTGGTGGCAGCCATGGGGAAGAAAATGGGATTATGGAACGGATACTACACCACTTATTGACTTGCATACAAGTATTGGAGGCGGAAATCAATATGTCATAATGGCAATGGTAAACAGCGGAGATTATACACTACAGGAAGCACTCGTTGTTTATTCTATGGCCTGTGAAAGATGTATGAATGTACTTGCATACAAGTATTTGAATGGAGCGGATGGATATGAAGAATATTCAGACGAGTGGAAAAAATGCAATACTGAATGCGATTTTTGTAAGAATAGTTAAATTGAGATTCACGAACCATACAGGGAGGAAACAAAATGAAACAGTGGACAGAAGAAGAACTTATTAATGACGGAAACAGATTAAGAAATGCTGAAATCACAAATGTATCATTAAATTTCAAAGATCACGGAGTACTTACCCTTGACCTCACTCTTTCTGGCGGTGGATGGGGAGTTGTATTCGGAGGATATGTTTTAGGACATGGTTATCTTGGCTCGGAAAACTTTAAAAGGTTCAAAGGCAGGGCTTGAAGCGATTATGAGAATCATGGACGTTGTTGGCGTAGACGACCTGGTAGAAATGAAAGGAAAGCATGTCAGAGTTGCTACGAAAGGACTTGGACATTCAGTGAAAATTATCGGAAATTTCATTAAAGATGAATGGTTCGATTATGAAAGTTTCTTCGAAGATGAGAAGCCACCATTTGCGGAGGATTAAGCATGGTATTAACAAATTTAAAGGACTGGAAAGAAGTCACCAAAGGCATTTACAGATACGTAATCTCTGCAAATGCTGCATACGAAATCCATATTAATTATTGGAATATGGAAACAGATATTCTGACCGCAAACGCAAGTCTGTATATTGTTGGAGATTGGCTATCAAATGATGGTAAAAATATCATAGAAAGAGAATGCTTACTTGACTCTATGCCCGTTATGGATTGCCTCGGGAAAGCTGTAGAGGATGATAAAGAGAATAACACAACTTCATAAGCAAAGGAGGAATAGCGTGGGAATGTCCGATTTTGATAAATGTAAGTGCCACAAAGCAAGAAACGAAGATAATAACTAGATTCCAGTAAACGTGAAAATGCCAGAAGAAAGAGATTCAATATTTGCCAAGCTTAAAGGGACAGAAAAATGGAAAGAAGCAATGTTCGAGAAAATTTCCAAAGATGTTTTGGTTACGATTTTATTTAAACAGAGCTTATTTGTTCAAAGTGCGCATACAGTAGATGGTCAATGGAAGAATGATTTATTGAAATTTGGTGGGAAAGTGGTGGCTTGGATGCCGTTCCCAGAGCCGTACAGGGAAAATTAAAAAGCACCGACTATTTATCGGCACTTTTTACAAAATCTTGGAGAATGGTAATAACCAGATTATTGAAACTTCTGTTCTCCTGCTTGGCAATCTGCTCAAGTTGTTCTTTGAGCTGTATCGGGAACGTGATATTAGTTCTGGTCTTATCAGAATTGCTAGCCATATGAAATCCCTCCCTTGTTTTTAGAACATTGTAGCATTTTTGTCTATCGGTGTCAATTAGATGCCAAAGTGATACCAAAGTGATACCATTTTATCTTGCAATATAGGTGTTGAAGTGGTATCATAGTGGTATCATAATGGTATCAAAAACACACCAAAGAATGAATCGAGGTGATAAGTTTTTGAATAACAACTATAAAAATTTTGTAAAAGCTAAGGCGATTGAAGCTGAGAATAAAAAAAGACTGTTGAAAATCAATCCGAGACTCGACAATAAAAGCGGAATCTATTTCCTGACTAGAATTGATGAAAACGGAATCCAGTATTTTTATATCGGGCAGGCAGTTCATATAATTCAGAGGATGTGCTCGCACCTCACAGGTTATCAACATATTGATCTGTCAATAAAAAAACGAGGTTTTTTCAGCATAGATAATCCGTATGGATGGATGATTAATTTTATACATTATCCAGCGGATAAGCTGGATGAAATGGAGCAGTTTTGGATTCTGGAATATACGAAAAGAGGGTATCAATGCAGGTACAACAAAACATCTGGTAGCCAAGGCGAAGGAAAGGAGAAGATAAACGAATTTAAGCCCGCTAAAGGCTATAGGGACGGCATACAGCAAGGAAAGAAAACCCTTGCCAGAGAGCTATCGCACATCATAGACACGCACTTGCAAGTTTCACTGAAGCCAGAGAAACAGAATAACAAAGTATCAATCCGGGCTTTTGAAAAGTTCCAGAATTTGATTGATGAAAAAACATATGAAAAGGAATCGTGAATATGGACGCATTGAGACATCAAAAACACATGCAATGGATGCAGAACCGTAAGGATATTTATTATTTCATCCGTAAATACGCAATGTCTCACAAAGGGACTCCAACAACCAAGAAGATATCTGAGGAACTAGATATCAGTATGAGTGCCGTTCAAAGGCATCTAAGGCAGTTCGAGGACGATGAATTGATCGTATTTCACGGAACTGGTTCGCACAGGACATACGAACTGATAGGAGTAAAGAAACATGAAACTGTATGACGTATACGACGGTTTAAAGTATATTGGGGAGCTGACGCTTGCTGAAATATCAGAATTGACAGGAAAGACAAGAAGTCAGATATCGCAGGCAATCAGCGGGGCATATGACATTAACGGAAGATATGCGGTCATATATGATGGACAGCAAACAATCGCATACTCAAACAAGAATGATCGCAGGATGTTGATGGAATTTGACATTCTGACTCAGAAGATAAGGAGGGCTGTTGGTTGGGAAAGCTGAAGATTAAAAAGCCAAAAAATCAAAGAAGCTTAATTCCGGCACCACTTAACATAACTGGCTTTACAATGGAGCAGGCTTCCAGACAGACTGGCGTAAGAATCGAATCTCTTAAAACGTATTTGGATTCAAAAGAACAGGAAATTAGAGAACAGACCGTTAAAGAATTTCAGGAAAAACTGTGGAAAGCAGAAGATTATATTGCTGTGGCAAATATTTTAATTTCTGTTATTGCAATCAAGAAAGCATGGGGATTCAAGAAAGCAAACCAGAATTTCATTGATAAGATTACCGAAGCTGAAAGATATGTTGAGGAAGTCGGTGTTGAAGCAGCATACAAGGAAATTAAAGAAGAAATGGGTTTGCAGATTGAATTTGATTCTTTTGATATTAACAAGGAATTTGGGTTTGGAGAAAGCGAGGTGATGCCAGATGCAGAAACAGTTAATAATTGATTGTTTCGCAGGTTGAGGCGGAGGTGGCGCTTCAGTAGGAATTGAGATGGCACTCGGCAGACCAGTAGACATAGCAATCAACCACGACCCCGACGCTATTCTGATGCACAAGACGAATCACCCTGAAACACTGCATCTGACAGAGGATATTTTCAAAGTAGATTTGCAGAAATATGTCGGAAACCAGCACGTAGCGTTGATGTGGGCTTCTCCAGACTGCACAAGCCATTCAAAAGCAAAAGGTGGTCAACCGAGAAAGCAGGGGCTTCGCATTCTTCCGTGGGCTGTATATAAGCACGCAAAGGCGATTCTCCCAGATGTAATCATTATGGAGAATGTAGAAGAAATTCAGCAATGGGGACCATTGGACGAGGAAGGACATCCGATCAAGGAAAGAGCCGGTGAAGATTATCGAAAATTTATTTCAGCAATGGTAAACATTGGATATGAATTTGATAGTCGGGAACTCGTAGCTGCGAATTATGGAGCACCGACTACAAGAAAGCGTTGGTATGCGGTGTTTCGTAGGGATGGAAAGCAGATAGTATGGCCAAAGCCTACGCATAATCGCTTAGGGACAGATGGTCTGAAATCATATGAGCAGTGTGGAGATTACATTGATTGGTCAGACTTAGGTAAAAGTATATTTGACCGTCCAAAACCACTGGCAGAAGCAACACAGAAGCGCATTGCAAATGGAATCAAGAAATATATCGTTGATAATCCAGATCCGTATATTGTACGGAATAAAGATGCACTGGCATTTATCATTCAGTATCATGGAGAAACCAGACAAGGCGATTCCAGAGGACAATTGCTGACTGAACCGATAAAAACCATTGATACCTCAAACAGATACGGACTTGTGACAGCTTTTATCACGAAATATTACAAGACCGGAATCGGTCAAGGATGTGACGAACCGCTCCATACAATAACCACATCGCCCGGGCACTCCGGCGTGATATCTGCTTTTCTGGTTAAATATTATGGAACAGGATGCGGACAGGTGCTTAACGAGCCACTTGGGACTATTACCACAAAAGACAGGTTCGGACTGGTAAATGTTCTGGTTGATATTCGCGGGGAGAAATACATCATATCAGATATTTTTCTCAGAATGCTAAAGCCGGAGGAATTAAAGGTGATGCAGGGGTTCCCAAAAGATTACATCATTGATCGGGATTACAAATGGAGAAATTACCCGATTGCAAAACAAGTAGCAAGAATCGGAAATAGCGTTGTGCCGGTTATGGCAGAAGTGCTTGTGAAAGCTAATTGCCCGTATCTAAAGGTCGGAGAGCGCAAAGCTGCACCGATGATTTATATGCAGAATAACGGACAGGTAGCGTTTGGATAAATTAATCATGGAGGACTGCACAATAGCGTGTCAGTTGCTTACATGGGGAAAGTGAGGATGGAAATGGAGAAATTAAAACCTTGTCCGTTTTGTGGAGAAGAGGCGCAAATTTTTACCGATGATGAAATGGGATATTTAGGTAATGCTCAGTATCTTGTAAAATGCGGTAACTGTCTTTGCGGTACAGGACATTATAACAATCCCGAATATGCAATAGAAGCATGGAATAAAAGAGCGAAAGATAAGGAGGACACAAAATGTTAATCAGAAGTCAGGATAAAGAGCAGTTATTGAATATTGATTCTGTAAAAACTATTGGTATTTGCGAAAGAGGAAAATGCTTCGCAATATTTATTGATAGTTTGTATTTTATCGGCAATTATTCTAGCAGAGAAAAGGTTATTAAGGTACTGGACATGATTCAGGAAGCCTATTCAGATTTTGAGGCATCAAAAATCACCAATACAGGACTGGCAACGGCAGCATATACAGGAAGCTATAAAACTCCTGATAGCGTATCGGTTGGAATCAAAGTATTGAAAGGGTATGCGGAAATGGTAAAAGAATCTGTAGTCTTTCAGATGCCAGAGGATAGCGAGGTGTAAAAGAATGAATAAATTCGTATTGGACGCTACGTGTGGCTCAAGAATGATCTGGTTCAACAAAAATAATGAGTTAGCTGTTTTTTGTGGACAAGCGCGAATTGGACTGTGAAGCAATATGGAAAAGTGGAAATGGGCATGCTACAAGGTACTGCAATATCCACCCTGACATTATAGCAGATTTTACGAAACTTCCATTTGAGGACAATACTTTCTATCATGTTGTGTTTGATCCACCACATCTCATTCAGGGCGGAGATAATTCATGGATGGTAAAAAAATACGGAAAGCTTAATAAGAACACATGGAAACAGGTACTGCATGATGGCTTTTCTGAGTGTATGCGTGTATTAAAGCCCTATGGCACATTGATTTTTAAATGGAACGAAGTACAAATACCTGTAAAGGATGTAATTGCAGCTATCGGAGTAGATCCCTTATATGGTAATAGATCTGGTAAACAGGGAAAAACGCACTGGATGGCATTCATAAAGACTGAGGAGGCGGAAGTATGATTACATTCTTATTAGGACTTGCACTTGGAATCGTAGTCGGAGTGGTCGGTCTTGCATGCGTAGCGATCATGTACGACAAGCACCACTCAGACAAATAGAAAGGAGAACGGTATGCTGACAAGGAATAAGAAGCTGAAAGATTACGGTATTCCGGCTGAAGACATTGAAAAACTGAATACGATGCTGAAAGACTTCCCGGCAGAGTACGGATACCTGCTTTCCAGTACCGCCTTGTCAGCCTGCCCGAAAAACACGGTGATAGCGGATATGGTTATTGAGAATATCCTACACCGGAAAAGTTACAGGAAAATCAGCAAAGAAAAATATATCCCGATGAACCCGAAGGACTTTTATGGATACAGGCGCAAGACCGTCGCTGTACTGTATGAGAGGATGCGGTTGTTGGGAATGTGGGAGGATGAATAAATGCGTTTAATTGATGCAGACAAAATAATTGACTCTCTTGGAAATTCGGATATGGATTTTGCAATAGGTGCAGTTATTGACGAACAGCCGACAGCTTTTGATGTAGATGAAGTTGTTCAACAGTTGGAAATGTTAATCGAAGATAAAGTTTCAGAATCGGGTGACGATTGGTATACAGCCCAATGTCTGAATGAAGCAGTTGAAATTGTG